TAGGTGATAGCTGACACGCAAATTTGCGGTGATTTACACTGAATTTTGCAGCAGAGCGATTTCTGGCACTTAGGGAGCCAGTCAGGTCAGCTGGGGCCTCAACCTAGTTCGGGTCGACCGCAGTTAGTCCGATGTCCTTCGGAATGCGTAACCCCTTCGACACAACCATCAGCTCGCTTCCGAGCCGCTTCGTTTGCACAGAGTACTGGATGGCAAATCTGTACTGGCGACGCTTCCGGTAGAGGCGCGTTATCTGCGGGCAGCTGTCGTAGGTTGTGATCCAGGGGGTTTTAAGGCCAAGAATGACGTCCGCCAGCACACGATGGTCATCTTCGCGATAGTAGCTTGTATAGAGGTCAGCGCCCTTACCGAAGTAGGGGGGGTCGATCATCAAGAACTGATCCTCTAACTCCAGGCGGTCCCTTTCGTGCAGGAACTCTAGAGCATCCATAGAAGTAAAGCTTATGCGGTTGCGATACTTTGAGATCCGAAGGATACGCCTAACCAGATCGTCCTTATTGAACCTGCAGTCGAGAAGGTAGTTCCCGGTTTGTCGCAACCCGCCGATCACCCCGGCACCCTTGATGATGCCCGAGCGGTTGGTGCGATTGAGAAAGAGTGTCGCGAAACCGAATGCCGTTAGATCTCCGTCGCCGGAGGTGCGATAGATGTCTCGTTGTCGGTGCCACTCGTCAATGGTGACCGGCGTTGTTTCGATCATGCTGCATAGTGTTTCACAGCTGCCTAAGATCGAACGCCAAAGCGCTGCGATTGCAGGGTCTACATCATTGAGGTGGATCTCTCTCGCGACTTCCGCAAACAGCAAGGAAAGTGCGAGACCGCCGCCGCCGGCAAAGGGTTCAGCATAAATACCGCCCAACAGCTTGTTGCGGAACATGATGCTTGTAACCATCTGCTCCAGAGCAGACTTACCTCCTGGATACCTCAGAGGCGAGACGGTTCTGCTCATATCATTTCCCCTTTGAACTTTGGGGCGGAGCATAGTGTAGCGTGGTGTCGACGGCCATACGAAAATTTCTTTAGTTACTTGATGATGCTAGCGCAAACTGTCTTCAGCATGGGCGTCAGCACATCAAAGTCATTCGCCAGCTGCTGACCATCGAACGCCGCAGCAACAGAATGGTGCTTAGTAGAGTTGCCACGGTCGTCTATACTGACGACAGCCTGTCTTATGGTCTTGTTCTTTTCCTTATCCGTCAGGCCCAAATGGTGATTGAAGAAGTTCACCGTGAAGTAGTCGATAAACCTTTTGGGATCGCCACCGCGCTTTTCTGCATGCAACTGTGCTAATGATTCCAAGAGTGACCAAACGCCGACAGTAATCAACGCCGTGTGGTCTTTCAGGGAGAGGCCAGTGCAAGAAAGGTACAGCTTTTGCAGCTTTTGGCTCCTAACAGCGAACAGATCACGCTCTAGGTCGGGATTTCGCCCTATGTTCGTTCGCACCGGCGGGGGTGGCAATGGGTCAGCTGGCGGCGGCGTGGGGTCAGTAGGCTGCGCTGGTTCCGTTCCCGGATTAATGTCGGCTGAGGACCACTTGAGATCCGCTAAGGGTGCGGGCGCGGCAGCGCTGCGGTCGCATTCGACTTTGGCGATCAGGTCCTCCGCATACGCGACAATAGCCGCACTGTTAGAGCGGGATGATAGCTTCCCGTCGCGAACATCACTGACGAATCTGTCAATCAGGCTCATGAACGCTGATCGCTCGAGCCTCACACGTAGTTCCTTTTTGGGGCCAGTTCTTTCCAAACCGAGCGCATTTCTCATCACTGGATTGCTTAAGTAGCGCTGCACTGTCGTGAGCTTCGCGTCGCGGTCTACCTTGTCGATCATCCGCGCCGCTTGAGCGAAATCCAATACCTGTATTGCGTCGGAGTTCCTGCCTCCACCAATAGCATTCCCCTGCTGGTCAGGAGTCCAGCGCTTTCTGGCGCGCCCGTCTTGGTCGGCGATGTGCATGAGCTGGATCCATGGCATCGCATCTTTACGCGTGGGGAAGACAATGCAGTTTACCACCGTTGGCAGTGGCGCGGCTGAGATGGCGGCCTCGAGCGATCTTATCTTCTTTGCACGCTCATGAACGCCTTTGGGGATCTTCTCCGGATCATGAAGCAGCATTAGCGCGCAAACCCTGCGGTTGCCTTCTGCGGAAATATAAACGTCAGATCTTGCCGCCCCCCGTTTTCGGAAGACACCAAGCAGGTCCATCGGGTTCATGGCGCCTTTGGCGGCAATATCGAGCGCTAGGTCGATAACGCGCTCCTTCTCGACTAGATGCTTGATAGCTTCTTCTGGAGTCTGCAACTTTCCGTGCCGCGGGTTGTCCAAATCAAGGGCGAGCTTTTCCACCTTGATAGACTTAAGAGTCCCTTGTTCGACCATCACGAATCTCCAGCTGTCGCAACCTCCTAGTTGTATTCCAGTCCCGACGTTGAAGTCTATCAGGCGACCGCCAGCAAGCTACCTTTATAGCCTCCCGTCGTAGGAGGCACGAAGTTGCGCCACTCGAATGGGTCAGCGCAGTGCCTGGCTGAGGTTTCAGCGATCTGAGGCGCCCGGCCCGCGCGCTCAGACCGTCAGGATTGCTGCATCGCCGTTACGGCCGCGATGAAGCCAAGTTAACCGCAGCGGTCACCTCAACCGCCTCAAGCAATAGTTCCACCCCGAGGGGCGCGAGGGCGCGGCGCCAGAGGCCGGCCGGGGTATCGTCGGAGAGTATTTCAACCGGCCTTTGAAGGGGTGTTGAACGCCCCATGACCGGCGGGCCGCCGTCGATCTGATCGGTTAGGCGATAGACGGTGCCGCCGGTCACCGCCGCTCCGGCGGCCAGCGCGTCCCGCACCGCATGCCGGCCCTTGAAAGCGGGAAGCAGCGATGGGTGATAGCCGATGGCGCCCTGCCGCGACCATCGCAGAAACCAGCCGGGAAGAATACGGAAGCTGTGGGCGCAAACCGCCAGATCGGGACGCCAGGGCAAATCAGTTGCCATTAGCGCCACGGAATCGGGCTTGATGGTGAGAGCCAAGCCAAGGCCTTGCGCCGCGCGGGCGGCGCGGTCCTCGGCCGATGGCGCAACCAGCGCCAGTTCGAGCGGCCGGGCGGCCAGCCGTCTCAGCACTTCGGCCCCGAGCCAGTTGGAGGCGAAAAGGGCAATGCGGGGGCGGTCATTCGACATAGCGGAACCCCTGCACTGCCCGGAAATGCCCGCCATAGCCGCCCTTGCCGGAAAAATCGCCACGCTTCTCGGCCGAGCGTTGCAGCGATTCGCGGCTTCGCGCCTTGCTACCACCCAGCAGTTCGGCCGAGACCTGCGCCCAAAACGGATCGCGCCGCAGGGCCGCCGCCAGCCCGGGATGCGAGGTGTGAAACAGCATGGGCATCGGCTTCTCGTAGCGGTTGACCCCGCGCCGCCACAGCGCTGCAATCTCGTTCAGAAAGCGCAGGCCCAGCCCGGCGCCCTGCCATTCGGGCAGGATCACCAGTCGGCAGGCGCGGGCTTCTACAAGCCCGGGTCGGGTGGACACGCAAAGATGTGCGACCGGCGCGCCGTCCACGAAGCCGACATAGTAATTCGGGGCGACCATCGCGGGCAGCTTCAGGTAGTGATGCGGCTCAAAACCGGGCCAGAAGGAACTGTCGGTCTGGTGGATGTCGAGGGCGAGGCTTGGCGCCCGTCGAAGATGCCTCCAGCGGAACGCGCCGTGGCGGGTGTCTATCACCCAGTCCGGTTGCAGCCAGTCGGTGACGTCCTCGTGGCAGGTGACGGCGACGAACTGGCCCTTGCCGCCGCGTCGCCACGCCTTGGCGAAGGCGGCCGCGCCGATCTGGGCGACCCTTCGGTCGATGGTCGAGGTGAATTCGTCCACAAGGGCGAAGCCTGGCGCCTCGCAGAGGACGCGGGCGAGGCCGGCGCGGAATTGCTCGCCATTTGAAAGATGTCGCCATGGCCGGAGCCAGGACGGCACGCTGCCAAGTCCGACGGCGGCCAGCGCGGCCGTGACCGTGTCGAACTCCGCCCCGGGTGCGAGGGCGTCGATCAGCGGTAAATCCGGCCATGACTGCGGGGCCGCTTCCCGCCCGAACAGGGCCTGCGCGAGCGATGTCTTTCCCGTGCCGGAAGGGCCGGTGATCAAACCGATGCGCCAGGGCCGTTCGGCGAGCGGGGCTTCAATCTCCAGCCGGAAATCTGCATCGCCCTCGATGTTGAACAGGCTAGCCACGCGGGCGGCGCGATAGCTGCCTGGCAACGGGGTGCGGTGATGGATAGCAACCTTCATGTCACCACCACGCGCGGCTTGTAGCCCAGTGAGGTCAGATGATCGTAAGCGGCGATCTGTGCCACTTCGTTTTCGACCACGATGATGACGCCATATTGCTGGCGGTAACGGCGGCCCTTGGGCACGCCGGGGGCGCCCTGTGGCAAGGGCGGCGGGTCAATTCTTGCACTGGTTCGCATCTTCGGAGCCTTCGACGGTCGGGCGCGAGGGGCGCTCTGGGGGAAGGGCTCGCAATGGCCTCAGAATATTCATCGCGCGGCAGCGCGGGCACTTGATGGAGAGGGCGCCGGCCAGCGCCCCATCCTGCAATTTGAATAGCAACCGCGCACAGGCGGAGCAACGGACCTCTTGATCCGGCATCGGGAATCACCTCTTAGGTGGCGCTCCCCTGCAGGGGACGGGAGCGGCCATAAGGTGACGGTTGGTCGGCGGGGGATGCCTCAGAAACATGCTCCCCGTGTCGGAGGGTGGTGACACACCCTCTGGCCTCCCGGTCAGTCAGTCTGGATCAGGCGCTTTCTCCTTTCTTGCCACGGAAACTGGTGATCAGACCCGCGCTAGAAAGCGCATGGGTGACGCTTTCGAGGTGCCATTCGCCGTCCAGTTCAGCCGGGATCAGCCCCGAGATGGTGGCCGTGCCGCCGCCGAGCAGGCCGGGCTCGAACCCCGCCAGCGTGGCGTTCAATGTCATGGCGGCGCGGGCGGCGCCGGAAAGGGCGGCTTCGGCGGCGCGGGTGGCCTCGGCTTCTGTGGCGAAGGGGTGGCGTATCTTCTTCAGCGGCGTGCCCTGGCCCAGCTTGACCTTATGGGTCTGCCCGGTGGCGGTTTCGGTCCATTCGGCCTCGGCCGCGCGCCAGATCGCCCGGCCCTCGAACTGCCAGTCCCAGTCGGTGAAACGATGGCGCGAAAGCTGCGGCGGGGTGAGGCGGTCACCGGCGGCCGTCTTGCCCTCGCCCCGGCGTTGCACGATCAGCGCGCCGCCCGCCGGCTTGGCGGTGGCGTCCAGCGTGCCGGCGATGCGGGTCAGGAAATGCAGGTTCGATTCGGCGGTCTGCGCGAGGTAATCCCAGACCTTGCCAGCGACACTGTCACCCACCACGGCGCGCAGGCCCGCCTCGCCGGCGATGGTGCCCACGATGTCGCGCAGGCTCTTGCCTTCCCATCCCCGGGTGCGGGGCGCGCGGATATCGCCCTTGAGGTCGGCGGCGGTTGCGGTGATGCGCATCGTCAGGCGCGGTCCGGAACCCGAGACCCCGTCGACGGCATATTCCCCCATCAAGGCGAGCGGTTGCCCGGCAAAGCCCAGTGCCACTTCGATCCGGGATTCGGTCTCGGGGAAGGCGAGCTTTCCGTCACGATTGTCGAGTTCCAGTTCCAGCCGGTCGGCCTTGGTGCCGTCTTCGTCGGTGACGGTAAGGCCCAGCAGCCGGTCGGCCACCGCGCCGGTGGCGTCTTCGCCGGCCACCATGATGCGGAAGGCCGGCGTCATGTCCGCCCCCACAGACGGATCTGGCCACGCAGCACAGGCGCGACCGGGGCCTCGGCCGGAAGCACGATCACCACACCGGCCGGATAGACCGGGCCAAGGTCGGCCAGGTGCGGATTGGCCTCCAGCACGGCGGGCAGATGCGCGGCTGAACCCAGCTGGGCGTGGCAGATCGCATCCAGCATGTCGCCATTGGTCGTGCGATAGAGGGTCATGCCCGGTCACTCCCATAGGCTTTGAGGGTGGCGGTGAATTCGATCTTGCGCGGGGCACCATCGGCGAGGAACAGGCTCTTTCGTTCCTCGATGGCGGTGATGACCCAGCGTTCCCAGACCCAGCCCATGCCATCGACCAGGATGAGCGGCTGGCCCGCGCCGGCCACCAGGCGCATCAATTCGATCTGCCGCAAACCGCCCTTGAAATGGGGGTAAATGACCCCTTCAAGAGTGATCTCATCGGCGCCCGGCCCGAGAAATTGCAGCGCCGGGGCGCGACCGAGGCGCGGTTGTTCCTCCCACCTCCACCCGGCGGCGCGGGTGAAGGTCTGGTAATTCGCGCGGTTCACGCCGAAGCGGAAGGCACCAAGCGCCATCATCACGAGGCTGAGGCCGAGATCAATCATGGCAAGCCTCACTCATATTGGCCACCGTCATGCAGGGCGAGACGGCGATCCCGGCCGGCGGCCTCCAGCTCGCGCCGCACCGCTCGGGCGATCTCGGCCGCGCTCTGGCCCGGGGCGGCATTGATGGTGATGCCACCGATCTCGATACGGGGGGCGGAGGAGGCACCCCGGCCGGCGGCGGCCCGGGGTGCCTGGACGATGCGCAGGTTGGGTTGTGCTGTCGCGGCCTCGAGGGCGCGCAGCTGGCGGTTGGGGAGGACTTGGCCGTCAATGCGGGGCACGAACAACTCGCGCCCCTCTTCGTTCCAGCGGTAGATCATCCCGGCGCGTACCGGCCCGCCAAGCGCGCGGTTGCCGTCCGGGTCCGTGCCCGCGAATTCGCCCGCCGGGTTCTCCCCTTCGGGGCCGGATCCTGAGAACCAGCCCGAGGTCAGCGATGCCGCCTTGTCGCCCAGGGCGGCGGCATTGTCCCGGAACCATTTGAGGCCGTCGATGATCGGGGAGACAATGCTCCACATGGCCGAAAAGGCCGACTGGACCCCTTCGAGGATCCCCGCGAAACTCGCTCTGAGGGCTTCCCAGGCGGCCGTGATGTGCGCGGTCACGCCCAGCTTGTCGGTCACCGGTTTGATGACGTTTTCCCAGACCAGCCGCAGATTGGTGCCGAGACCGTCCCAGAGCGTCCGCCAAACCGCCCCCAGGCCGTCCCACATGCCGCGCAGCCCACCGATGGCGCGGCCAGTATCGCCGGTGAAGATGCCCGCGACGAAATCGACAAATCCCCGGAAATACTGCGTCACATCGCGCCAGAGCCGGCCGAACCAGGGGCCGATGCTGTCCCAGTTGGCATAGATCAGCCAGGCCCCCGCCGCGATGGCCGCAATGACCAGCAGGATCGGATTGGCCAGCATGGCGCGGCCGGCAATCAGCATCACGCGCCCCAGAAACTGCACGGCACGGGCAGCGACGCCAAGCACGGTGCCAAGGCCCGAGGCGACAGCGGTCAGCAGCCGCCAGCCCGCTGCAACCGGCGTGACCAGCAGGCGCGCCGCGCCAAGGGCACCCAGGATATAGGCCAGCGCCCGCGCAAAGCGCGGATGTGCGCCCAGCCATTCGCGGATGGTGCGGACCAGAGTTCCCAGGGCCAGACCGGCGGCACGCCCCCAACGGCGCCAGCTTTCTCCGCTTTCATCCAGAGGGCCGGTGATCGACAGCACACAGTCACGCACTGCCGCCAGTCTCGACCCAAGGGCCTCGAGCAGGGGCGCGGCGGGGCCAAGGGCCTCCATGAAAGCGGCACCGAACTCGGAAAAGAAGGCGGCAAGGCCATCCCAATTGCGCCAGATCCAGAGGCCCGCTATCGCGATACCGGCCAGCACGGCGCCGAGACCGGTCGCAATGAAGGCGAGTGAGGCCGTGCGGATCAGGTTCATGGGCATGAGCATGGCGATCAGACCGCCCATGGCCTGTCCGGCTCCGAGGCCCAGTTTGCCGAAACCGAGGGCGAGTTGCAGGACGGTGCCGCGCATGGCTAGCGCCACGGCCAGAAACCCCAGCCGATCCCATCCCCCGAGCAGCGCGGCCGCACGTTCAAGATAGGGGATGACTTCGGTCCAGATCGCACCCAGCGTGGTGGCAAAGCCCTCGACGGCCTCCAGCGCCCCGATGACATGGGCAGAGACGGCTTCGGCCCAGGCTTGCAGGCGTCCGTCCGCGGCCATGGCGTTCAACGTCCCGAGGATGGATTGCAGCCGGGTTTTCAGCCAATCGAACAGGCCCGCGTCCATCACCATCACCTGAAACCGGGTCCAGTGGTCCAGAAGGTTCGAGATGATGCCGTCCCATGTCTGGGACATACCTTCTGAGGCGCCTTTGTTGCGGGCGGCGAGGGCTTCGACCAGCAGCATGATCTCGGCGCGGCCGAGCTTGCCCTTGGTTGCCATCTCCTGCACCTCGGCCGAGGTCTTGCCCAACTGTTCGGCCAGCAAATCCCAGACCGGCACGCCCCGCTCCAGCATTTGCAAGGCTTCTTCGGATTGCAGCTTGCCCTTGGTCCAGCTCTGGCCGAGGGCCATCACGAGACCGTCAAGCTGCTCGGCACCGCCGCCCGTGGCGGCCATGGTATCGACCAGCGCCTGAAGCGAGCCGTTGGTCGGATCGAGGCCAAAGGCCTTCAGCCGAGCATAGGCCGCGACGGTGTCGTTCAGCTCCAAAGGCGTTCGGGTCGCGAAATCGGATATCCAGGCCATGGCGCGCTCTGCGCCCCCGGCCGAGCCCTCAAGATTTGTGAGCTGCACCTTGAAGCGTTCCATCTGCGCGGCGGGGCGGATGAAGCTGCCGGCCATTGCCGCCATCGCGCCGGTATAGACGGTCGCGACCTTTGCCCCGCGCAAGGCGGCGGCCCGCATGTCGGCGAAGCCCGCGCCCATCATGCGCGCGCCGGCGGCGACCTGACGCGCCTGTTGGAGCACACCTTCGCCGCCGATCCGTTCGATGGCGCGCATGGCGGCGCGGGCCGGACCCGTGGCGCGGTCGACCAGGCGCAGGATCAGCTGGATATTGAGATCAGCCATCGTTGGTGTCCGGTTCGGCGCGGGCGCGTGCTTTGGCCCACCAGCTGGCCAGTTCGGTCAGCGGCATCGGGTCCATCGCGGCGGGTGGCCAGTGAAAGACCACGGCGAGATCGGCCATGGCCTCTTCGATATCGTCAGGCAGTTCGATCTCGGGCGGTGTCAGTTCATCCGCGCCGTTTCGGCCTCGATCTGTTCCGCCGTGAAGAAAAAACCGACAATGCCGGTGCACAGTGCCATGAAATCCGCCGGGCCAAGCGCCTCGACCTCGCTGGGGGCAAGCGCCGGGGTGGTCAGACGCGGGATGAGACGGGTCATGGCCGCCACATCCATCTGCATGACGTCTGTCAGCTTCAGGCCGCGCAGATCGCCGCTGGCGGGTTCGCGCAGGGTCACGGCGGTGATCGGTTCAGGGCGGCCTGCGGTCAGGGCGCGGGCGAAGGTGATGGTCTTTGCGGTCATGTTCAATACCCCCTTAAATGCCCATGGCACGGCGCAGTTCGGCCAGCTGGTCGATGCCGCCGATCTCGCGCACGGCATTGACAAGGTCGATATTGAAGACCGTCTCGCCATCGACCTCGAGCCGGTAGCTGCGCAGGTCCATCGTCATCTTCATCTTGGCGCCGGTGCCGGGTTTCAGGGCATCGGGTTCGGAGGTGGTGATGAGGCCGGTCATGGTGGCGATGACGGGTGACGCCGCGAAATCGGTGGCGCTACCCTTGGCGGGGCGCAGCACCAGCCGCTCCTGACGGCCGAGTTTGCCGATGACAGCGGGCAACCATTCCGAGAAGGTCAGTTCGGCGGTCATGCCCTCCATGCCGACATCGATGCCGACCGGGCCGTCCATGCCGGCGCCGCGATGCGCTTCGGTCTGGATTTTCACCGCCGGAAGTTTGCCTTCCTCGACCAGCCCGAAATAGCTGGTGCCGTCGAGGAAGGCGTTGAAGTTCTTGATGATGCGCGGCAGCGCCATGGGGGCCTCCTCAGTTTCCGGTCACGGAGAGCACCAGCTCTTCGTAGTAATCGCCGTTGCGGCGCGCCTGCAAGGTCAGGTGCTCAAGCGGCGCCGGCGGCTCGATGTCGAAGTCGAGAAACAGCTTGCCCGCCTTGAGGGTGGTCTCGCTGTTCAGCTCGGGGTCGAGCCATGCCTTGCCACCGAGGATGGCACCCCGCCGGATCAAGGTGTCGAGATAGGCCTGCACGCTGTCGCGGATGTCGATCAGCAGCTGGGCGCTGAACGGGCGGTCCATGGCCCAGAGCAGCGCCGTTTCGGTGCTTTCATAGATCATGTCGGCGGTACGGCGCACGGCGAGGAAAGCCCAGAGCGGATCCGTGGCGGTGGAGCGGTTGCCCCAGAGCCGGAAACCGTCCGCGCGCACGATGGTCGCGATTTCGGCCTCGTTCAGGCGGTTGGCTTCGGTCTCCGGGTCGGAAATCGCCCAGGAGATCGGGCGGGCGGTGCCCGCGACGCCTTGCAGCACCTGGTTGGAGGGTGACCACCAGAAGCCCTTGGCCGCATCGCGCGCCGAGATGGCGCCGGCAACATAGGCCGAGGCCGGGCGGGTGACATGGGCATTGGTGCCGGTATCCCAGACGCGGACCGCAGGATCGACGATCATGAGCCGGTCGGAGCCGTATTTGGCGCGATCCAGAAGGGCATCGGCCTCGGTCGTATTCGGCCCGTCGGCAATCGCGACAGCGCGCAGCCGCCCCGCGAGGGCGATGAGGGCGAGGGTGACAGGCGAGGCCGGATCGGCGGACGGGGTCGAGGTGAAGCCGGGTGCCGCGAGGATGCGGGGCGTCTGGCCCAGCAGGTTCTGTGCATGGGACAGCGCCCAGATGCCGGTGCCGGCCGCCGCATCGCCGGTCACGTTGCTTTTGGTCTCGGCTGCATCGGCGCCTTCAGCGACCCGCACCACGATGGCCGTATTGACGCCCTGGGCGTAGATCGCGGCATAGGCATCCGCGAGGGTGCCATTGGCGCCCAGTGCGGCGGCCATGCGCGGGCCGGTGATCAGAACGGGCGTATCGAGTGGGAAGGTGGCCGCGACGGCATCCGGCGCGGTGCCGACCAGTCCGACGACAGAGGATTTGACGGTCTGGATCGGGCGCAGGCCATCGTCGATCTCGACGACCTCGATCCCATGCAGGAACTGTTCGGGCATTCAGCTGGCTCCGGTTTGACTGGCGCCAGCATCGCAAAGGCGGTGCGCGAGATCGCCCCTGAAAGGGTTCAGGGGCGTGTCAGAAGGTCGTGAGGCCG